TAGATATACAGTTGACAATGAAGATCCAGACCAAAAATACATAATTCAAAATGCAAATGCTGATACAACAACACTCAAAGTATCAGTACAAGAGAGTTCTACAAATACAACTACAAACATTTATTCTTTAGTAAGTGGTTTTAGTAATATTACAAACACATCAAAAGTTTATTTTTTACAAGAGTCAGATGATGGCAAATTTGAAGTTTATTTTGGTGATGGTGTTTTAGGTGAGGCTCTTTCAACAGGCAATATAGTTATTTTAGAATACATTATTACAAATAGAGATGAATCAAATGGAGCTTCTACATTTACTTTATCAACAACTATCGGTGGATTTTCTGATATTACTGTTACAACTAAATCCTCATCACAAGGTGGTAGCGCCGCTGAATCTAAAGAGTCAATTCGTTTCAATGCACCGTTAGGTTATGCAACACAAAATCGTGCCGTTACAACTTCAGATTATGAAACAATTGTAAGATCAATTTATCCTAATGCTCTATCAGTCAGTGCTTGGGGAGGAGAAGATGACGAAACTCCTGTTTATGGTACAGTTAAAATTGCAATCAAAGCGGCTAGCGGTTCTACGTTAACAACTTCTACTAAAGTAAACATAGTAACATCATTAAAAGCTTTTAATGTTGCTTCAGTAAGGCCAGTTATTGTAGATCCTGAAATTACAAGTATATTAATAACTACTAATGCCAAGTATGATGCAAGATTGACTTCAAAATCATCAGATACTATAAAATCAAATATTATTGAATCAATATCTGATTACAATACAAACGTATTACAAAGATTTGACGGGGTTTTTAGACATTCTAAAGTGATAAGTTTAATTGATAACACAGATACAAGTATTATTTCAAATATTACATCAATTGAAATTAGAAAAAATTTTACACCTACATTAAACTCATCTATACGATATGATATTTTTTTTAGAAATTCATTATTTAACCCATTTTTAGGATATGCAGCTGCACAAGGCGGTATTTTAGAATCATCAGGATTTAAAGTAAGTGGTGATACAACAAATGTTTATTTTTTAGATGACGATGGAGCAGGTAACGTAAGAAGATTTAGATTAGTAAGTGGTATTAGATCATACGTGAATAATACTCAAGGAGAAATTAATTATACGACAGGACAAATTAGTCTTTCATCTTTAAATATAACCTCAGTTGAAAATATAAGAGGTGCTGCATCTACAGTTATAGAATTAACTGTAAAACCAAACTCAAACGATATTGTTCCAGTAAGAGATCAAATTATAGAAATTGATATAGAAAATATTTTAGTAACAGTGCAAGCCGATAGTTTTTTGGACGGAGCATCTGATGCTGGAATCGGATATACAACTATCACTAGCTATTAATTATTATGGCTACATTTAAAGATAAACTTTCAAACCTGATAGGTTCACAAGTACCAGACTTTGTACTTGACGATCATCCTAAATTTTTAAAATTTTTACAAACTTATTATACTTTTATGGAGGCTGCCGAATTATCGGTTACTTCTATCGAAACAACTGATGGTATTCAATTAGAAACTGAAACTAATCAACTGAATAAATTAATATTAGATGGTTCTCGTATTGATTCTGATAGAACAGCTTTAGATGAAGGTGATAAAATACTTTTAGAAAGTTCAACTTTTGGTAAATTTACAAGAGGCGAAACAATTAAAGGTCAAACATCTAAATCAACATCAACAGTATTAACAGAAGATTTAAAAAATAATAGATTAATTGTTGTTGCACAAGATAAGTTTATTCAAGGTGAAACAATTTTAGGGTTATCTTCAAACGCAAGTGCTGTTGTTAATAATTACAAACCAAATCCAGTAAACAATATACAAGAGTTATTAAACTTTAGAGATCCTGATAAAGTTATATCAAATTTTTTAAGCCAATTCAGAAATGAATTTTTAACTACATTACCTGAAAATTTAAATGTTAATGTGAATAAAAGAAATTTAATTAAGAATGTAAAATCATTATATAAACAAAAAGGTACAAGAGCAGGACACGAAGTTTTTTTTAGATTATTATTTAATGAAGCATCAGAAACATTATATCCACGTGAACAAATGTTAAGAATATCAGATGGTAAATTTACAACAAATAAAATTTTAAGATCAATAGATTTTTCAGGAGATTTAAATGATTTAGTAGGTCGTGAAATAACAGGTCAAACTTCACAAGCGAAAGCAACTATAGAAAGTGTTAAAAAATTTATTATAGGAGGCCATGTAATTTCTGAGAGTACTTTAAATAATGATACATTATTAGGAATATTTTTACCTAATGAAGAAATAAGAGGAACTAAAACTGATGATGACGATAATATTATTAAATCTACAATTACAGGTATACCTACAACATTAACAATTACAAACTCTGGTGCATTATATAGTGAAAATTTGCCCGTTACGGTAACTGGTGGAGGTTTTGATGCTTTAATTCAAACTAAAACTATAAAATCAGGTAATATTACAGAAATATTAATTGATAATCCAGGATTAAACTATTCTATTGGTGATGAATTAATTTTTAATAATGCAAACACAAATGGTGCTGGAGCAGCAGGATTTATTTCTATAGTTAATGGAGGAATATCAAATGAAGATAATTCAGGTGACCGTATTATTTTAGAAGATGCAACAGGTTTAGGAGATTCATATGAGGGCAGTGTAATGGTTCAAGAATTAGGAACAGATTTAGGAGACATTACAGATATATTTTTATATGATTTAGGCAAAAGTTATACAAGACTTCCTACTGTTACAATTTCTTCAACAACTGGATTAAATGGTTCATTAAAAGCTTATAGTGATAATATAGGTAAAGTTGTAGAATTAGCGGTGATAGAACCTGGAGCTGAATATGATAATGCGCCTACTCCACCTACTTTAAATTTTTATAAAAATTTAATTTTAACAAATAAAACAGGAACGTTTATAATAGAAGAAACCGTAACTAGTAGCACTTCAGCAACAGGTAAAATTGTAAGTTTTAATAGTAATACTGGTTTATTAGTATTAAAAGATATAACAGGAACATTTACAGAAAATTCTACAATCACCGGTAATACTTCTACAGCAACTGCCTCAATTAAAAAAATAAATCAAGCATCAGCTACAGTTACAGTGGGTGCGGTAAGAGATACTGATGGTGTTTATATAAATGAAGATGGAAAATTGTCTGAGAACACAATGAAAATACAAGACAGCTTACTCTATCAAGATTTTTCTTACTTAATTAGAGTTGCACGTTCTATTGACGACTGGCGTGGTAGCTTTAAAAAAACAATGCATACAGCAGGATTTTATTTATCTAATGAAGTTAGAATACAATCACGTATAGATATGCAAGCACGAGCTCCAGTTGTAGGTGAAATATCACAAGTACAAGACGATCCTATATTCTCTATTATAAACACATTGTTCTCAACAATATTTGGTAGAAGATTGGGTACAGAAAGTGATGGTACAACGGTGAGAGCAAATGCACAATCAGGTTTAGGTGCAGATTTAAATACTTCTACTATTTCACCTTTTTCAAATACAACAAGAGATGTTACGTTTTTCAATGAGGGTGTAAATCTTTCTTTATTAACACGTTTAAGAGGAATATTTAATAATGTTACGATTGCTCAAGGTTTTGGTTATGCCGGCCCACGTTACGGTACAATTAATAGAGAAGCTTTACGTTCATTTGTTAGACAATCAGGCACAAACTATTCTATTGCTGAATTAAGTGCTAACCTAACTTTTGGTACAAGATCATCTTTAGACGGACAAGAAAATACATTACTATTTTCTTCAACTGATTTAGGTAGACTAGTTAAAACAAAATTAACAATACCTGCAGAAATTTTTATTATTGAACCAAAAAATCAATTTGATAATATATTAACTACTTTTGACCAAACTTTAGATAATGATGGAAACCCTATAACTTTTGATGATACAACACCTTAAAATGATTATAAATATGGAGAAAGAATAATTAATGGCTAAACAAACACTCAATATAGGTTCGGTAGCAAACGACGGAACAGGTACAAACCTACGTGCCGGCGGTACAATTGTAAACGCTAACTTTAATGAAATTTATACGGCCCTTGGTAATGGTACAACAATTACACTTACTGCTACACCTACTGAATTAAATTTATTAGCAGGCGCAACATCAATCGTTACAAGTACTAACTCATTAGCTTTAACAAATAAAACAATCAGTGGTGGAAGTAATACACTATCTAACATTGGCAATTCTTCTTTAACAAATTCAAGTTTTAGTATAAGAGATGATTCTTCTTCTGCTATTTCTATTTCATTAGGTGGGACTTTAAAAATTAAAAGTAATGACGGTATTACAACTACAGTAAGTCAAGGCGACACGATTACAATTAGTTTAGATAGTAACATTCTTACTGAAACTTCCTCAGATGTTTTGACCAATAAATCTATATCAGCAAGTACAAACACAATATCAGGCCTTACAAATACAAATTTAAATGGTTCAGCAGGAATCACAAATGCAAATTTAGCACTTCCTTATATAAGATTTACAGATGAATCGTCAACTCAAAATTCTGTAGC